GATCCGCACCCGCACAAGCTGGATCAGACCGACCGATGGATGTTGCTCGCCGAGGCGTGCGAGCTGGACTTCGACGCCGCTGTCCAGTCCTGCTCTTACGGTATGTGGCAGATCATGGGGTTCAACTACCGCAAGCTGTCCTTCTCTTCGCCCATGCACATGATCGAGATCATGTACGAGGGATACGAGGGCCAGTGGGAGTGCTTCCTCCGCTTCTGCCGCTCGGTCGGCTGCCTTGACGCGCTCCGCTCGGGCGACTGGGCGACGTTTGAACGCCTCTACAATGGCGGCGCCCAAAAGGGCGCTTATGCCAAGCGCCTCGCACATTACCAAACGCAAGCCCGTCGGAGCCTCGCATGATCGGAATGAAACTCGTCGCCGGACTCGGTGTCGCTGGCACCCTGTTCGGTCTCGCCCTCGGCTATTCGTTCGGCAATGCCAGCGGCAAGCGCGCCGGCGCCGAACTCGCCATGAACGCGGCCACCATCGCGGCCAAGGAGGTCGTGGTGAAGGAGGTCCAGTTCGAGAAGTGCGAGGCGCAGGTCGCCAAGACGAACACCGCTGTTGCCGAACAGGCGACCGAGACGGTCCGCGTACTGAAGGAGGACCGCGTTGCCCGCGAGGTCGCCCAGAAGGAAGCGCAGGCCCGCGAGATACGAACACAGCGCCGGTTGGACGCTGCCTTTTCCACCCTCGATGAACTCAGGAGACAGATCGATGCAGGGGCTTTTCAAGGGTGTGCTAACGAGCGCATCGGTGCTGATCTTGTGGGGATGCTCAACAGCGCCCTCACCGCCGAAGCAGGTAGTCGTCCGTGACGTCACTGCGGCCTGTCCGCCTCCGGTGGTGCAGATCGACCGGAGCTTCGCGGCTGAACCGCCAGCGTGCCTCACGGCGCTGACGCCGTTCACCTACAGCACTCAGTCCAAATGGATCGAGGCCCTTGCCGATGGCACGGGCGAGATCGCTGAACAGTCGGCTTGCCTTCAGGCGGTGAAGGACTGGCTCGCATCCGAACGCACCGCACGCAAGCAAGGTCCAACCTCATGATGGAACTCGACAAGGCCACCCGCCTCGCGCTGGACGCGCAGGTGAAGGAGACCATTCCCCAGCGCATCGAACGCTGGATCAAGTCCGCCCCGCCCGCGTACAAGGCGCTCGCCACCGTGTTCCTGTTCCTGGCGCTCGGCGGCCTCGCCGCCCTCGTCTGGTGGGAGGGCAACAATGCCGGGCAAGGCTTCCAGATGCTCGGCAAGGGCATCGCGGCGCCGTGGATTGCCTACATCGCGGGCTTCGGCTGCACGGTGGGCTGTATCGCATTCTTCCGGGTCACGATGGAGACGATCCGCGACAACTCAATCCTGTCGCGCAGGGTGCTGTTCCCGTTCATTCCAACCTTGGTGTTCGGCCTCCTATCGGCGGCCGGCACTTTCGCCAACCTGATCGACAACGCGACGGCCAACCAGTCGCTGTCCAAGTCGCAGAGCGCGGACCGGGCAGTCCTGCTGGCCGACTACCGGACCCTGAAAGCCCGCGTCGATGGGTTCGATGTGATTCAGATGCAGGCCATGGTCGACGCTGACCGGACGGCGCACAAGGCCATGCTGGCCGAGGCGACCGGATGGGGCATGGCGAACCTTGACGCTGTGGCGCCGGAAGACGCTGACGCCAGCTATCCCGGCCCGGCCTGCGCGGCCGACCTGAAGCCCCGCCAGCGCCAGCTCTGCAACGCGGTGAACGGCCCGGACGGGGTGCTGTCCTCAATCACGCAGGGCGAGGCGGCGCTTGCCTCCCATGCCAAGGCGGTCCAATCCTTGGACCTTGCCAGGCGCCTTCTGGAAGCCGCACCCGAGGCCGAAAACGCACAGTTCTGGGAGGTCGCATCCGAGACCTTCACCGACGCCACATCCACCGAGGCCAGCACCGGCGAGGCCAAGTCCGGCTCAGCCTTCATGGTGCTGATGATGCTGGTCCTGACGATTGGCATCCTCCTCGGCACGTGCTTCGGTTGCGAGGCGATCTTCGAGCACCTTGAGACCCGCGCGGAGCGCAAGAAAAAGGGGCTGGGCTAACCGGAGGATTGACCATGGATACGCTACTGCTTTTGTCCGCCTATGCCGGCGGGTTCATCTCCCTGCTGTTCGCTGCGCGCCACCCTTGCGCAGGATGGCTGACGGTGACCTTCGCGTGGATCGGCGGACCGTATCTCGCTCTGCAGTTCGTGGCGCTGGGGCTGACCACGCACTCCTTCTCTCCGCTCAGGTGGACAGGCGAGGCCCAGACCGGGCCGCTGACGCTGTTCATCTTGGTGCTGGCGCTCTCGGCCCCGCTGATTGTGGATTGGGACCGGGATGGAAAACGAGGTTGATCTCAACAGCCTGCCATGGGCGCAGGACATCCTGGCGCAGGCGCAGGCCCTGTCCGGCTCCGGCATCGATGCGGGCACAGCCGTGCTCGCCGCAATCAGTGTGCCGGTCGTCTTGAAGCTGCTACAGCTCGCCACGCCGCTTGTTGAGACGCGGGCGAAGGACGTGCAAGGCAGGATCTACGTCGCTGAGGTCGAACAGCTCGGCCAGCTCCGCGAGAAGCTCGGCGCGGAGAACTTCGACGCCGCCATCGAGGCGGCCGACCGTCAGGCGCAGGCCGCGATTGGTCTGCGCTCGGCTGGGGTGAAGGCAAAAAAATAGCCCCCAGCCGGTGACGGCTGAGGGCTGAGTTTCCACGTTTAACTCTTAGCCCGGAGCGGGACGACATTGGCGTCGTCCTCTGCATCCATTGCGGCCGCGAGCTTGCGCTCGAACTCGGCCTGTGCCTTGGCGTCCTTGATCTTCTCAAGGCGGCGCTTGGCTTCCTTCTGGCGAGCCGTCAGTCCGAGCGTGCTCGGCGTGGCAATCGCGTATAGGCCGCCAATCTTGACCAGCTCGAACAGGGCGAGCAGGACGTAGATCACGGCTTCCGAAGGGGGCTTCGATTTCATCTCTTCCAGCTTGGCGGCGTCGGCAGCTTCCTGCCGGCGCTCCCATCGGGCGCGGTTCGTGTCAGTGTCATTCGCGAGGAACAGCACCTGATACTTGTTCGCTTCCTTCTGCGCCGCCTCGGCCCTGATCTCCAGGGCTTCGTGGCGGGCGTCAGCTTCGAGGAACAAGGTAGAGAACGCCTTGTGTCCCGAAATCACGCATCCGGTAATGGCAAGCGCGAGCATGATGCCCGCGAGCGACGCCTTGCCGGTGCGCCGGTTTTCCAGATCGGTCACGATGTGGCGGAGCGTGAGCGCCGCAATCACTTCGTTCGCCCCGATCACGACCGCGAAAATCACAGCGGTGATCAGGCTGGGGAAGATCATCGCCGCGCCGTAAATGTTCAGCGAGGCTGAACCGACGATGGCGACGATGATGGCCACAGCGGTGAGGCGGCGGCCAGAGAAGTCTTTCAAAAACGTGGTGGAGTTTGTAGAGTGTGTCATGATGCTCTCCAAAGCATTGGGTTTCCGGGTTGCACCCCGGCGCCCTGTCAGGGCGGGAGAGAGGCCAACTTGCGCGCAAGGCGGCACCTCTCCGGCTCTGACTGTCACACTCAGTTTTCAAACAGCGAATACCGGGGCTTTCGCTCAGGCCCTGCCGGGACCCCGATTACCTGACTAATCTCGATTATAGGGCGCCCTATTCATTGTGTCAACTCTTGCGTCAGAAAAAAGTGCGCCCTATACATTGGCCATGAGCAAACGATCCCCCGCCCTTGTCCGCGCGCAGGAGGCCTATGAGGCCGCCACTGCGAAGATCAACGTTCGCCTGTCTGCGGATGAAAAGGCCCGCCTTCAGGCTTTGGCAGCCAAGGCGGGCACGACTCCTACGGGGCTGATTAAGGAATGGATCGCCAGAGCGCGGCCCTAAAGCACCGGGTTCTTGAGCCGGATCTGAAGCTTTCGCAATTCATGCATTGCCCGCCAGCGCTTCTGTTCGTCCGGACAATCCGCAATCAGCTTGGCAGCGGTCTTGATCGCGGCAACGAGCTTTGCCTTGCGGTGGGCTTCAAGATGGGCGGAAAGATTGAAGGTCATGCGGGTCTCCCTGGTTGATGGGGAGAGGATCGCACAGTGTGGTTAAGGCTTCCTTGCCCTGATCGTCAGCAGCACGTCACGCCTCCTTGTTGGCGAGGGGATCGGGCGCTGCGGTGAGAGCGTCAGCCCAAGCGATCTGCCAGTTGGCAGCGTGAACTTCGGACGCCGGAAGGCATTCGGCGAAGTTGCTTTCGAGGGCAACCGCCATGTGCGGTGTGATCGCCACCGGCACCAACACCCAGCCAACCTCTTTCTGTGCGGAGAGGTAGGCGGTAATGGCGGCGCGGGCCAACGTGTCCGCCTCGCTTGCCAGTAGATCGCAGACCTGAACAATAGAGCCGTCTTCGGGCCACAGTTCGCGGATCGCCCTCGCCGGTGCTTCGATAGGGTCAGTCATGGGAGCCTCCGGGGTTCTTGGTCAGCGAGAAATCCGGTATGTATCCGTATTCCACAAAGGCGTTGATCAGTTGACTGCGCAGGTGGTCTCGGTCCTTTTCGGCATCCGGACATTTTTTCAGCTCGGCATTTAGGCGGCTGTCAATTTCAGCCGCGACGTCATCAGGCACGATGTAGAACATCACCCACCCTCCGCCTCTGCCACCGCGCGGGAGAGGGTGTCATATAAGCAGCGATAGCAATCGCACGGCGCTGGATGGAAGTCTGCTGTTCTCACCGGATTGCGCTCCTGCCATGTGCGGATCAAATTCCCCGCCGCCTCACAAAGCGCCTTCACCCTGGCACGTTCGGCGTCCAGCAGGGCGAGGAGGGTGGCGCGGTCGGTGTGGGCTTTCCAGCCGTGACGAACGGTCCAGCCGTCATGTTGGTCGTCCTGTTCGCCAGCTTCATGCCGCGCCCGTATCGCTTCCAGTTCTGCATCGTCAGTCATGCTTGCCCCCGAATGCACGGCACACGAACCGTACGCGGATCATCGATCCGGCCCGCAGTCGTAACGCCGATTGATTGTCCGCAGCGCTTGCAGCGTATCACGTAAATTCCGCAGCGCGGCGCAGGATATGGAACGTCAGTCTTGCAGCCGTCCCCGGCGCCCGCCAAGTCAATATCGACACCCAAAGGGTAGCGCGGATTGGGCGGGCACTTTGGCTCCCGTTCACGGTCGATCCATTCAACGGTCAACGCTTGTTCCACGGCTTGAACTCCTTTATTGTGGTGAGTGACGGAAAGGTGCCCTCAAAGCAGATGGCGCGGTCATCGATGGTCAACCAAGCAGCGGGCTTTTGCGTGGGAAACTGAAGTTGTGCCAAATCGTCCGCAGACAGACCATGAATTGCCAGCCACCCTTGCATACACTGAATGCCGCTCAAGTGCTTGGACCGGCTGGAATAAATCACCGGCTCAAAGCCCGGCGTGCGGATCAGGTCACGCAGCCATTCAATAGCGCCCGGCACAGGGGGATCGTCGGCGACACTTTCGCCTTGCCAGCCGCTCGTGTAACTGTGCAGCACGCCGTCAAAGTCAATGCAGATCGTCTTATTGTGGTCAGTCATCTGAGCTCTCCTTGGGTGGGGGTGGGAGGTTATACAGGTCAGCATCCATAGCGATCAGATCGCCCAAGGCTTTTCTGCGGGCATGAGCATCACGGCGGGCGGCGGAGAGAATGTCATGAGCGTGAGCAAGAAGCCAGCCGCACACATTGTTGCGAGCGTCAAATTCGGCTTCGTAGTCGATCTGTAGCTCTGCGCCCGCCTCTTCCGCTTTGCGCAAAAAGTCTGCTTGCTGTTTAAATTCTGCCAGCAACCGCTCCCCCTCTCTCAACCACTCCGCCTCCGGAGCTTCCGGCTCGGACAGGAGGGCCAGCAGATTGGCGGCATCAATAATGTCGCTGCTGATCTCGCCCCAATCCATCAATGACAGACCAAGCGGCCTGTTAGCCAAACGGGTAACATGCACTGGCAGCATTACGGCCAATTCCTTCGCTCGCTTCATCGTGTCACTGTCCATCGTTCTGATCCTGGAGGGCGGCGCAAAGCTCAGCATGAGCAAGCGTCCGGTGATACTTGCGGTGAGGATAATCAAGTGTCGCCCACGGCCTGCCGTGATAATATTCGGGGATCGGGCCGGGATTTTGCGCGAACAGGTCTGCTGCTCGCTTGTCTACCATTTCGCGCCACATCTCGCGGGCAGCGTAGGCAAACGCCATGCACGCCTTATAGTGTTTGTAATCATCGTCTGATAGCTTCTCAACGACAACTTCTCTATCATCCGACTCCGGATCAACCGTCCATCGATATATGTATGCTGCGTTTGCGCACTGAATAGCCTGCTGGACTTCAACAATGCCCTCTTCGCCTTCATCGTGGTATTGATTGACAATATCTTCGACTGAGTAGTGCGCCTGCTCGTTATTGTCGAAGTCCCAGAAAAAGTCGGGTTCCAAGGCCCTTTTTAGCCGTTTGTTCTCCGCCTCCAGCGCTTCCACCCTGTCACACAGCGCGAGGACGTCATTCGACACGCGGTCCCAATCCTGCATCGAGACGCCTTTGATCGTCCGCGCAAGTAAGGCCACATGCTCTCGGACCTTCTGCGCCCGGATCGTTTCTGTCAGTGTGCGGGTCATTGTGATTCATCCTTCCGTGTGCCGCAGGGTGGGGTTTATTGGCGGGGCGACCTCTCAGCCGCCCCGTTCCGTTCAGTCGATCACGCGGCGCCAGCCCTCGGGGCTGTATTCCTGCGACACGTTGATCTGGTAGATGCCCGGCGAAAACGAGAGCGGCGCATGGGTGTCATGGCTCCGCTCGTGACGCAGTTTCGCTTTGCGCTCAGAAACGTCCTCGCCAAGGATGCGCAGGTACATCGTCAACGGATCATCCTTGCGGACAAACACTTCAACATCCGGCGCCGCATCGATGACGTGGTGATGGCCGGTCTCGGAATGCCCCACGATGAACCGGCCTTCGGTCACGGCCATAGGCTCAATCCCATCGGGTAGCTTTTCGATCCGGAAGATCGTCAGCTCACCTTGGGCGGCAATCGCGTCAAAGGTCTTTTCGGTAGTCATGTGCTTGCTCCTCTTAGGTTCGCACTTCGATCCGCTCGACCATTTCGGGCGGAATCCTTTGGATGAGGCTCTGGGCCTCGATGGCAGTCTTGACGTGGTTGGGGACGCAGAGCGCAAACTCCCGGCCCGTGCCGCACATCACGCGCAGGAAACGCTGCGGGCCGTTTTCCGGCAGGGTCGCCTCGACCAGCGTCCCGATCAGCGGGTTCGTGTGGCGGTCGATTTCCCTGGCGTGCAGTTCACGGAGGATTTTCGCCCAGCCCAGCATTTCGCAGGCAACGCGGCGCTGCTCCGCGTTCGGCCATTGGAGGGCTTGTGCGGCGGTCGGCAGCTTGCCTTCAAACCATTCCGCCGGGGCGCGCGTGCCGTGCCAGGCATAAAGCCCCGTGCCGTCCCGGTACTCCATTGCCATCTTGTTCGGCGAATGGAGACGCCCCGCATCATCAAGCCGGATGGCGGCGGGCCGGTCCGTAATGATGCAGAAGTCGTTGAACGGATACCACCAGCCGATAGACCGGCAGATCGCGACGTGATGTGTAAGCACGGTATCGAGTTCTTTGGGGTAGACCGCGCCGACACGCCGGCCGCCGTCGAGCCACATCCACGGGTAATCCCAAGCACCCCAGAACGAAGTGCCCATGTAGCGAATATTGTGGCCGCGCAACTGGTCGTACAACTGGTCGTACAACTGGTCGTACAACTGGTCGCGCAACTGGCCGTTCAACTGGTCGCCCAACTGGCCGCCCAACTGGCCGCGCAACTGGTCGTACAACTGGCCGCCCAACTGGCCGCCCAACTGGTCGTACAACTGGCCGTTCAACTGGTCGCGCAACTGGCCGCGCAACTGGCCGCCCAACTGGCTGCGCTTCGCCATTACCGGCCATGTCTTGCAGAGCAGGTTGATGTAGAGTTCCGCTGCGAGCGGCGAGGATAGGCGGACGAAGTACGGGCGCGGCTTGACGACATCGGCATAGAGTTCGGTGATCGCCTGCTCGGCAACCGCGAAACACGCTGGCTCGGTCGAAAGGCCCGTCTTGCGCCATTCTTGATATGCGCAGGCGATGATTTCGCCGCGCTCCTTGGTCATTTCCAGCTTGCGCTTCATTCTTCCGTCTCCCTCTCCCAACCGCACCACGCGGCCATATCTTCAAACGTCGGCCTACAGTCCGGCAGCCTCCGTGGCCACTCGTAAGCCATCCGGGCACGGATCGCCCGCGTTTCTGCTTCGGCCTCGGCGGCGAGGGATTCGAGGCGGGCGGTTTCGTGATCCTGGGTGACGGTGTAGGTCATGCCTCGTCCTCCGGCAGCACTTCCCGGACGTGGATTGTCTCAATTACACCGACAACGGATGTTTTTGCTTCCAGTTCACATGCGTACAGCGTTGCCGCGCCATCGGTCCACGAAAACACATTCACCCACCACTCCCGCGCCTTCCTCGGCTCGCGGTAGAGTTTGAGGATCAGGAACGCTGCAATGTTTCCGCTCGTCCATCCAAACACGTCGCCGGCGCGTTGGGCGCCTTGCTTGCTTCCATCAGAGAACAGAATGGTCACGAGCGTCTCCGGATGCACCGGGCGCTCGCCGCCGTTGTGGCCGTACCAGTAGTTCTCTTTGTCGTATGTGTCGGTCACGCCGCCACCCGCTGCGCCTTGCGCTGCTCAGCCATCTGGTAAAGCGGCGATCCATCCAGCGCGCCGGCATACAGCGCCACGCCGTCACGGAACGCATCGTCACCCGCGCCGTGCTCGATGATCGCCTCTGCAATGACGCAGGCGGACACAGGGTCCAGCGTTGTGAAGCGGCCAAGCTCTGTCAGCGCGAGCTCGATTGCGCCTGCGAGGGACTGGCCCCAGGCATAGGCGTTGCGAGCGGGGTCTTCGTGGAACTTGTTGAGGGGCATGTGTCACTCCGTTCTGATGGAGTGACGTTCGCACAACGCGAACCCTTTAGCAATAGAAATGTTCGCTAATAGCGTTACAATTTTTCAGATGCTCAGATTTTCCCCTAGCATAGCTAGAATGACCGCGACGATGCGGGGCCGGTCGGCGGGCGGGATTTTATCCCATATCGACCAGATGCCAGACGGGTCGGACGGGTCTCGTATGAAAAAGTCGGCAGGCTCGCAATTCAGGGCATCGGCTAGCATTTCAAGCAAGTCCTGATTGTATCGGCGCTTGCCGCGTTCCAGGTCGGATATGTAACCTTTAGACGTGTCGATCTGGTCCGCCAGACCTTGCTGGCTGAATCCGCGATGTTCGCGCCATTGTTTAAGATAGAAAGGACGTGAGTTGGCCATAGCCAATTTTCGCACGTCGAAAATTTGATGTAGTCACGCACATGGCGAACAACCCCGCTTGACATGTGGTTCGCACTTTGCGAACACTAAACTATGACACTCAGCGATTACATTTCCGAACAAGGACACGGCGCGCTTACACGGCTAGCCGCTCAGCTTAGCACATCTAAGGGCTACCTGACGGACATTTGTGACGGCAGGCGAACGCCCTCGGTCAAGTTTGCCAAGCGTGTTGAGCTGGCGACAGGCGGGCAGGTGACGGCGATCAGCCTTTTGGGCCTAGAGCGCCGGAAAGGCGTCAAAGCATGACCCGCGAAGACCCCCTCCGCGCCGCTCGCGGCATCGTCTGGTCGCTGCCGGTTGGCATCGCGTTCTGGGTGGCCGTCTGTCTCATCGTGGGGCTTGCCAATGTCTGAAACTTTCAAATCAAACACTGCCCGTGCTGGGGGTGCCACTGAGGCCGCCGTTCTGGAGGCCGAGCGCCCCCAGGCGGCGGCCGTTTTTCTAAGTCTCCCGGCACCGCCATCGGTCAACGCCGCCTATCGCAACACACAAAGAGGCCGGGCGCTGACGGTTAAGGCGACGGACTGGAAGGGACACGCGGGTTGGGTTCTGCGTCAGCAGCGTCCGCGCCGCATCACCGGTGAAGTGGCGATCATCGTCAATGTAGAGCGCGCGTCTGTTTCTGCTGACATCGACAACAAGGTTAAGCTGTTGCTTGACCTGCTCGTGACGCATGGCGTCATAGATGACGACAAGCACGTGGTGGCAGTCGCCGCCTCTTGGATCCCAAAGCATTCCGCCATGGCGCATGTCGCCATCCTGCCTGCCAGCCAGCTTAACCTTCTCCAATTCCACCCTGCTGCCTCAAACGGCGCCTGCAGCGGGTGGATTATTCCGGCGCCGTTTCACGAAGAAGAGGAGGCCAACCTTGGCCTATGATCTAAACCAACTAAAGACGACGAAGGCGCAGCATCCGCCGCGCATTCTGATTTACGGGCCGCCCGGGCTCGGCAAGACATCGCTTGCGACAGAGTTTCCGGACCCCATCATCCTTGACATCGAGCAGGGTGTGCCGATGGGCGTGGAAATTCCTACCTTCGGCGCAGTCGAATCCTTTGATCAGGTTATGGACGCCATGAAGGCGCTATATACCGGAGATCACAAGTTCCGTACCCTGATCATCGACACACTGGACCGGCTAGAGCCACTAGTCTGGGAAGCGGTCTGCGCCAAGAACGGCTGGAAGTCGATTGAAGATCCCGGCTATGGCAAGGGCTATGTCGCGGCTGACGAAATGTGGCGCAAGCTGTTTGCTGCGGCAAACATGCTTCGCACGCAGCGTGGCATGACGATCATCTATATCGCTCATTCCTCGATTGAGCGGTTCGATGACCCGACCTCGGCGCCTTACAGCCGGTTCGACATCCGCCTGCACAAACGGGCAAATGCAACGGTGCAGGACGAAGTTGATGCGATCCTGTTCATCAACCAGGACATCACGATCAAGTCCGACGATGTGGGCTTCAACAAGAAGGTGCGTCACGCTGAAGGCGGTGGGTTGCGCTGGATTTACACGGAAGGCCGCCCGGCCTTCACTGCCAAGAATCGCTTCGGCCTCCCGGAGCGCATCAAATACGATGTGGGGCAGGGCTTTGCGCAACTGTCTCCCTACCTGCCGACGATCGGCGCAACCAACAACACGAAAGAACTCGCATAATGGCTAGCCTTGGAAAATCAGGTTTCGACTATAGCAAGGTCGATGACAGCGACGTCATCCCGGCTGGCGAGTATGCCGTCCGGATCGTGGAGTCGGACATCGTGCCGACCAAAGCAGGCACGGGGAAAATCCTTGTGCTGACGATGGAAGTCATCGAAGGCGCCATGAAGGGGCGCCGGCACTGGGAGCGCCTGAACATCGTCAACCCCAATGATACGGCGCAATCGATCGCACACAAGCAGCTGAAGCGTATCTGCGAGGCTGCTGGTGTGCCGTCTCCACTGCTCGACAGCGAAGACCTGCATCACAAGCCTTTCATGGTGACGCTCGGTGTCCGCGAAGACGACTACGGTAAGAAGAACGACATCAAGAAGTCAGCGCCTTATCGCACGACTGGTGGCCGCCCTGCTGCGCAGCAGCAGGAGGCGGGGCCCGCGTCTGCGCCAGCCGCCAAGTCTGGTGGCGGGATGCCATGGGACTGATCTGACCGGACGGGGCGGCGGCTTCGATGCCACTCTGACCGCCGCCTCGCCCTTCTTCCTCCCGAAGTCTTTCAACATCGAGCGGAGTGCTTTCGATGAACCCCTTTTCAATGTTTTTCAATGGAGGCGCCGATGGTTGCGCTTCCTGAAATAAAATCCCCCACTGCTCTCGCCATGGATGCGGCGCGCGAGGCAGCCCAGACGCCGCGTGACGGCTATCGTCTCCCTGCCTCGGGCATGGGCAATGAATGTGACCGCGCCCTCTGGTACGGGTTTCGCTGGGTCACGCCGCCGAAGCGGCACGAGGGGCAGATGCTCCGACTGTTTGAGGATGGCAATCTCGGAGAAGACCAGGTGATCCGCGACTTGCGCGCCGCAGGATTTGCGGTCGTGGGCCGCGACGAGAACGGCAAGCAGTTGGGGGTAAGTTTCGCCGATGGCCACGGATACGGTTATCTTGACGGCGAGATTGCCGGCATCCCCGAAGCGTCATCGACTGTGCATATTCTCGAAGTGAAGACGCACAAGGCGGAAAGCTGGCGGGCCGTGAAGAAGCACGGGGTAGCGGCGAAGAAGCCAGATCATGTCGTGCAAATGACGCTCTACATGCACAAGCGGGGGCGCACCCGCTCGCTCTATGTCTACAAGAACAAGGACACGTCCGAAGTCGAGACACAGCGCATCGAGTATGACGCGGCTGAAGCGTTGCGGATCGATGCGCGGGCTGAACGCATCGCCTTCGCCGATCGTCCGCCTGCAAAACTGCACGAGGATCCGGACGCCAAGGCGGCGTTCGCGTGCAAGTTTTGCGATCACCTTGCCGCCTGTCACCAAGGCGCGGCCTCCCGGCGCAATTGCCGGACCTGCGTCTATGTCACGCCGGTTCGGGGAGGAAAGTGGGTATGCGACCGGGCTAATCATGAACTGGACCGCGAGGCCCAGGCCCTTGCCTGTGAGCATCATCTCCTGATTCCGGACCTCGTGAATGGGCAGCAGGTGGATGCTGACATCGAAGAGGGGTGGATCGAGTACGCGATGCCGGATGGCACGACCTGGCGCGATGTGGCGGGAGGCGGCCATGGTTGAGCTACGACCGTATCAGGAAGAAGCGATCGAGGCGGTGTTCAAGTATTGGCGCGAGGAGGGGGGCAATCCTCTCATCGAACTGGCCACGGGTCTCGGCAAGTCCCTCGTGGTGGCCGAAGTCGCGCGGCGCCTGCTGCGTGATTTTCCGGCCATGCGGATCATTATGGTCGTGCACGTGCGCGAGCTGGTGCAGCAGAACTTTCAGGAACTGCTGCGGCTGTGGCCGGATGCTCCGGTCGGCATCTACTCTGCCGGCCTTGGCCAGCGCGACACCCATCACCGGATCATCTACGCCTCGATCCAGTCGGTGTTCAAGAAGGCGGACATCTTCTCACCGCGTCACCTGATGCTGATTGATGAGGCGCATCTTGTGCCGCAGGAAGGCGAGGGGATGTACCGGACCTTTATTGACGGGCTTCGCGTGCACTATCCCGGTTTGCGCATCCTTGGCCTGACGGCCACGCCCTACCGTCTCGATAGCGGGCGCCTCGACCAGGGCGACGGACGGTTGTTCGACCGGATCGTGCACGCCTATGGTATCGGTCCCGGCACAGAGGCGGGCTTCTTGTCGCCGTTGACGGCGCGCAACGGATCGGTCGAAATTGACGTGGCCGGCGTTGAGCGCCGGGGCGGGGAGTTTGTACCGTCTGCGCTGAACCACGCTGCCAACCAGGCGAACGTGGTAGCCGCTGCGTGCGACGACATCGTGCAGCGGGGGCAGGACCGCAAGTCATGGCTCGCGTTCTGCTCCGGCATTGACCACGCCCACGCCGTCGCAGCCGCTTTGCGTGACCGGGGCGTGACTGCTGAAACCGTGACCGGCAATACGCCCAAGGATGAACGCGACCGGATCATTTCGGACTTCAAGGCGGGAAAGATCAGGGCCCTGACAAATGCTCAGGTGCTCACGACCGGTTTTAACGCGCCGGGCGTGGACCTCATCGCCCTGATGCGCCCGACGCTTTCAACTGGGCTCTACGTCCAGATGATGGGCCGGGGAACGCGCCTTTCGCCCGGCAAGGAAAACTGTCTTGTGCTGGATTATGCCGGCAACGTCCGGCGCCATGGCCCGGTCGATGCCATTCATATCAAGGACTCGAAAAAGAGAGGCGAGGCCAAGGAGGGCAAGGTCGATGTGGACGAGGTGCGGGCCAAGGAGTGCCCGGACTGCAACGCCATCGTCTATATCAGTGTTCGTACTTGCCCCGATTGCGGGCATGAATTTGGTGAGCCGAAGCATTCTGGCCGGGCCGAGGATGTGGCGGTGATGACGCGCGAATTGCGCGACCTCTGGATCCCCGTCACCAGCTGGCGGGCCCGGGTCTGGCAAAAAGCAGGTGACCCGAACGCGCCGCCCACCTTGCGGGTTGATACCTTTGCCGGCGTCACCGAAGTTTCCGAATGGGTCGCCTTCGAGCATGTTGGGTTCGCACGCCAGAAAGCGGCGAAGTGGTGGGTTGAGCATGGCGGCGGACTACCCGTGCCGGTGACGATCGATGAGGCCATGGCGCGATTTGAAGCGCTGCGGCGCCCGGCGTCCATCACCCTTGCCCGTGACGGCAAATACACACGCATCGACAAGCGCCGCTTTGAAGGGGCCCCGGCATGATGAACAACATGATCAGCGAGAAAGAGAAGCAGGCGGCAGGGCCCATACTCTGCGCCGTCTGCGGTGCGCAAGGAGGGCCCGTCAATGTTGGCGGGCATGTTTGCTGCGGTGACATCCGGTGCACGTCTGTAGCCATGCACTGGGTCAATGTCGGCTACCCGGGCGGCACGTTCTACGAGCGCGAAGCCATAAAGCTGGCGGGCAAGGCAGGGGGCAGGTTTCTTATTGAGGCCGGGCAGACTGACATGGCCCGGCTCACCCGCGAGCAGTGGGAGGAGTTCCTTGTCCGAATACTGACCAGTTACCGCACCGAGCTTCGCCGCCTGGGCGAAGAAAACGCGCCGCCATTCTGAACAGGGGCCCGGGGGTCATGACAACAACCAGCACAGTTTCCGCCTATGTCGCTGCAGCCTCAAAGCTGATTGAACTCGGCTATCACGTTGTCCCGATCGAAGCGCGCAACAAGCGCCCTGCCCAAAAGGTCGGTAGCAATTGGGAAATGATGACCGAATGGCAGCGCTTTCGCGACCTGATGCCGACCGAGATCCAGCATGAAATCTGGTCGTCTTATGCCGAGTGCAATATCGGCATCGTGCTCGGGTCGAAGATCGGCGAGCATGAGCAGCTGATCGCCATCGACATTGACCTGACTGACTTCGATGAAATCGAGGAAGTGCGCCGCTCTCTGCCAGCAACGCCTATGGCCAAGAAGGGGCGCAAGGGAATCACCCTGTTTTACCGCGCTGATGATGAGATCACGACCCGCGTCTATCGCCGGGAAGAGAAGAACATTCTCGAAGTGCTGACCGGCCGCGACACGCGCCAGACGGTTGTACCGCCCTCGGTCCATCCGGACGGGCCCGTCTATCAATGGGTCGGCATAGGGCCCGTCGCCCCGCACCGGCTCCCCCTGATCGAAGCCGACCAGCTCGCCGCGATGGAGGAAACGCTTGAAAGCATCGGCTGGGACCGGAACGGCCACGAGCGCGCCAAGCGGCGCGAGCGTCTCGGGATCCGGGCCGTCGAGCCGGGTGAGTGGGATATTTCCTCGCCTTTCATGGATCTCAATCAGATCGCCTTGCGGCGTCTTGAAGAATGGGTGCCAGAACTTCCCGGAATCGATCGGCTCAGACCCGCCCGCCGCGGCTATGAAGGCGTGCCGCTCTGGCGCGGGTCTTCAACCGGCCGCGCTGCGGACAAGCGCAAGCGCAACCTGTCGATCCAGCCAGTAGGCATCAAGGACTGGGGCACCGACGAGACCTATTCGGCCCTTGACCTGGTGATGCGGGCGTTCGGCATCAATCTCGACGCGGCCTATAAATGGCTGGGCAGCGCGCTCGGCGAGACCGACGGCCCCGCCATCATCCTGCGGCAAAAAGAGGGCGATGGAATTCACCCCGAACCTGTTGAGGATGCTGAGGATCCAGAAGTCAGCGAGGACAAAAGCGACTCAGTGGAATTCGCCAGCCTGGCGCCGGAATTGTGTTTTCCGCCCGGGCTGGTCGGCACCATTGCCAGCTGGATCAATGACAGCGCAATAAAGCCGCAGCCCGCCCTCGCCCTCGCCGCCTCTCTTTGCATTGTCGGCACCGCCATGGGTCGCCAGTATGCTGGGCCAACCCGAACAGGTTCCCATATCTACGCGCTCGGCATCGCTCCGACCGGCGCCGGCAAGGATCACGCCCTGCAGGCTGCCAAGCGGATCCTGACGGCATCCGGCATGGGGCAACACCTCGGGCCCGGGGAGTTTATTTCCTCAACCGCCGTCATCAACTTCATGACCCGTTCTCCTCTCGGATTTTGCGCCATGGATGAGTTCGGCGCCTTCATGGCCCGCATCAATTCCCGCAAGGCAGGGGGGTTTGAAAAGGCGGTGGGCGCCATCCTGCGCACTGCCTGGGGTTCCAGCTTCTCGCCCATGCCAACACCGGAATGGGCTCAGAAACGCTCTACGCTGATCCATGCGCCCGCGCTTAGCCTCTATGGCACGTCAACGCCCGAAGAGTTCTTCGGAGCCCTCAGCGGCCTCGACACGTCTAATGGCATCCTGAACCGCTTTCTGATCTTTCCCAGCCTCGAACGTCCGGCCGCCGTGGATCCAGCAGAAAGTCTCGACAACGTGCCGCTGAGTATTATCGAAGGGCTCAAGCTGATCATGCACGGGCAGGGTGGGCTGGTCGCAACCAATTTGAACCAGGCCGATGCTGACCCCGCTGCCTTCATGCTGAAATGCGGGTGGGGCGCCGGCGCACAGCCCCTCTACCAGCAATTCCTGCAGGAGATCGAGAAGCGGTCAGATGGGGACCGCGAGTTCGCCGCCTTCCACTCCCGGGCAGCAGAGTATGCCCAGCGTCTAGCTCTTATTCGCGCCGTAGGGCGCCGGGGCGGGCAGGTAGACGTGGAGCAGGAGGATATGGCTTGGGGCATCACTATTGCCCGCCACTGCTTTTCCTACGCTCTGGAGGCAGGCAGGGACTATATCGCCGACACAGAAGCGCAGGCACGGGCCCAGGAAATCCTGCGGGCCATCAAAAGCCGAAAGGGAAAGGTTTCGCATCGTGACCTCATGCGCAGCCTGCAGCATCGATATTCCACGCGCGACGTGAAGGACGCTCTCGATGCCCTGCATCAGTCCGGTGCGATTGAGGTACACGAAAAGCCTAATTTAAGAGGCAGGCCAACCTACTTTTACAGCCTTTCATGATCTCAAAACCCCGGCCCAAAAAGCCGGGGTTTTTTGTTGTCCATAACCGTCACGATAACCGTCCCATAACCGTCAATTGAGCGTGACGGTTATGGCCCATAACCGTCACTTTTGGCATGTAAAAATTTTGACGGTTTTTTCTGTAGTAAACACTACAGGATAGATAGGAAAAAATAACTGTCACTTCCTCTTTCAGCTATGACTGAATAAGGCGAGATTGTGTCAAAAATTATTGTGGCACGATAACCAAAGTTGATAGGGGGTGTATACGCATGTCAGTTATAAAAAACCACCCCGATTTCCTACGCGAGGGCTTGCGCAAAACGAAGGCGGGTGACATGCTTGCAAAGTGACCAGTCCCGATAGCGGACGGCGCTCCCCAGCACGGGCTCCAACTGAGGAGCCCGGAATGACAAAACCAAACACACCGCCCCGCCCCTGGGAGCCGGAAGAGCTTGACACCGTTCGCGCCGGGCTGAGGCGCGGACTGTCTGCCGCCACAATATCCACAATGCTGACCGGCCGCTCTCGCTGCGCGGTGCTTGGCGTTATTGCCCGCAATGGATGGGCCGGGGGTTCGGTTTCTGTATCCAGCCAGACCGGCTTTTCGCGTCCCGTGCCGCTGCGCCGCGCGATGCGGGCTTACCAGCTTCATGCTGCGCTGGGGAAGATTACCCTCGCCGGCCCAGCCTGGTCACATCCGGGGGCGGTGTGATGCGGAGCATCATCGAAGACCTCGAAACCCAGGTCGAGCACTGGCGCGCACGCGCTGAGGCGGCTGAGGCGGCGCTACGCGGCGTCGACTGGCAGCGCCCTGTGCGCCCCCTGTCGCTCTACCAGACTCGCGTGCTGCGCATCCTTGCAGAGCGTGACGCGACCTCGGAGCAGATCACCAACGCGTTGCAGGACGATTACCCCGGCACGTCCACGAACTGCCTCAAGGCGCAGATCAGCAAGATGCGGACCTTCATGCCGCGCGAGATCGTCCCGCCGAATGCCTACAACTCCGGCTGGGGCGGCACCGCAGTTTACACCATCCCCGACCGCGCCGCCCTGCGTGCGTTCCTCGCGGGCGAGCAGGACAGGGAGGCGGCTTGATGGCTGACAGCAATAATTTTCCAGAACCTAAAACGGCCGCCGAGCGCATTGTGCTGAAGGGCGCCGAACTTTTAGATCAAGACGTGTTCGGCAAGCTCGGGCGCCAACAAGATGACGGCACATGGGTCGAAATTTGGGGCGCGACGTTTTACAATGTTGGTCGAGAAACCTTGAGCGTCAAAACAGACGCGACCGTTGACGGCCCTTGGCATGTCGTCGGGGTGCAGACGGTCTCAAAGTCCATTGCCAGCGTGTTCAATCAAGCATTCGCGAGCGCCATGATGCGGCAGCGTGAACGCGATCTTGAGCGGGTTGAGCAGCGGATGGTGAAGCCTTCGCCCGCTTTTACGCCCGCGCCTAAGCCAAATAATCCGTGGCCTGAAATCATTGGTATTTTCGTTCTGCTGCTGATTGGTTTGTTTGCTATTGGCTTTCTAGGGTTCCTAGTCGGCTTGGAAGTCACGGGGTTGCGCCCATGACCCGCACCCGCCCAGTCTATTCCTTCGCCGACCTGCGCGCCGAGCGCCACGCCCAGACCTTCACCGAGCGACAGCTTCCGCCCGTCGATCCGCGCGTCCGGGCGTTGCTCGATGACGAGGGATACCTCCGGTCCAGATCGCAGGAATGCTGCGGCTGCCCGTGCTGGATGTCCGGCTGATGTGTGCCGCCATTACCGTATCAACAACACGCGCGAGGACGAGATGACCGCTGC